CCCAGCCAGTCCGACGGCTCGTGCCTTCTGCTTGACAGACGACCGCGGAGTCCCTGTCTACACGGACCGCAAGTCGACCGGGCTGGAGCAGGTCTGGAGGATCGGGACAGGCGTCATGCTTGTCCATATGTCCGTGTTCAAGAAGGTCCCCTACTCCGCCTGGGAGATGGTCTTCCTGCAAGGACCTGGGAGATACCAGGGAGAGGATTGGCGCTTCTGCCAGATGTGCGAGGAGGCTGGCATCAGCCTTCACATTGATCACGACGTGTCCAAGCTTGTCGGCCATGTCGGCCTGTACGAATACACGACCGCTGTCGTAGGAGAAATGCAGTATGTTGCGGGATGATCTGATCAGCCTGCTCGGATGGCGCCTGGGAGACCGGGACGACATGCGCGAGCGGGCCATCGCCGAGATGCAGTACGCTCAGGAATACCAACTGGAGGCGAACATATGGCTACCTTGGTTTTTGGAAGTGGATGCGGTTGGGCTGACGGCCACGGCGGACGCGCAGTACATGGACCTGCCAGTGGACTTCCTGCGGGAGATCGAGGGACACTTTCCGGAAATCGTCAGCGATGGCCAGACTATCCGGTTGGCCAAAGCCGACAAGACGACAGCTGCCATCTGGGAGACAGGGACTGGGACTCCGACCTACTATTCGCTTGTTGGGACTCGGATGATGTTCTTCCCGACACCTGACCAGAACTACGATGTCGCGTGGAGGTACTACGGTAAGTCGACCCCGATCCACTCGACGAACGATCCGACTCCCTGGCTGGTCCATGCAGGTGATCTCGTCCTGGCCCTGGTCGGACAGGCCATCGCAGGGAAGCATATCCGCGATGTCAAGGTTGCCGGCGAATTCGCGAACGATGCAGTCTTCGCCTGGGCTCGCCTGGACGGGGCGAACATGGAAAGACGGGAAGTGAACCTTGAGCGTGCGATGGGAATGAGGCCATGACGATTGAAACTGCAACGTATTTGAAGGACCTGAACAACGCCCTCCCTGCGACGGGGGACCTGGTAGCGGAGGGGGACGAGCATCTTCGCCTGATGAAGACGGTCCTCCAGACTACCTTCCCTGGTCGCGGCGTAGCCGACATGGGCGTCGTGGCGAAGGCGACAGGCTTCTCCGCTTCCGTGACGGAGATTGGCTGCGTCTACAAGTGCACGGCAGCGCTGACGCTGGAACCGCCAGGTGCGTCCGGTCTGGTCGCAGGAACGCACTGGTTCATCCGGGCAGCTGGCGGCGCAGTCCTCATTGACCCACCTGATGCAGCCCTGATCAATGGCGCAGCAACCCTGACCCTCCCGACCGATGCAGCGGCAATCCTTGTCTTCGATGGGACGGACTGGGTCGCCTTCGTCATGGGCAGCCTGGTCGCCGGGACTGGCCCAGCTTTCTCAGCCTACGCTGCTGCAGGGACCAGCATCCCGAACGCTGTGGAGACGAAGGTCACCTTCGGGACCGAGGAGTTCGACACGAACGGCTCCTACGATACGGCCCTGTCCAGGTGGACCCCGGGCGTCGCAGGTTACTACCTTATCGAATCGACCGTCTGGTTCGCTGCTCCGGCGATGTCGGATCTGCAGGTTCTCATCCGCAAGAATGGCGTGAATATCGCTGTTGGTGTTTTCGGCACTTTGCGAGCTGCAAACGTCACTCGAACGCTATACCTGAGTGCAACCGACTACGTGGAGATCTTCGCCTACCAGGCCTCTGGCGGCTCTCGTTCTTCCGGGTCAGGCTACCTGTCCCACTTCGGTGGCGCCCTCGTCCGCGCTGGCTAAGGAGCTCTCATGCCGATCGTCTCCTTCCCGCTCACCTCCGGCGCTGCAGAGAATGTCGGACTGAACTTCGACCTGAACTCCTCAGAATGCCCTGCTCGGGCCTGGACGAGCGGCCGGAATGTGCGGTTTTCGCTCCAGGGTATCCTGCCCACGAAGGGCGACTCGTTGATCGTGACAGCGGGGAGTACCTTCCACAGCCTCTTCCCTGCGACGGACTCCAGCACAGGTGGCCCCCTGTGGGTCCTGGGCGGGAACACGTCGATCTACGCGTTGGACAACACGACTCTGACTGACATCACGAGGGCCAGTGGGGCCTATACTGGCGCTACGGTGAATCGCTGGGTCGGTGCGAACATGAACGGCCTGATCTTCCTGACGAACGGAGTGGATAAGCCGCAAGTCTGGAACCCGACCACGCCAGCGACGAAGCTAATCGACCTAACGTACTGGCCAGCAACGGTCCGCTGCGCCGGCATCCGATCCTTCAAGAACTTCCTCCTAGCCTTCAATATCCTGAAAGGAAGCACCCCTTACGGCTCGATGGTGAAGTGGGCGCATCCGGCCGACCCTGGCCTGATTCCCCCTTCCTGGGATGAGACGGACCCAACGAAGGACGCAGGCGAGTACTCCCTGTCCGAGACGCCTGGAGCCGTGATGGACATCGTGCCTATGCGCGATCTGGCTATCGTGTATAAGGAGGATTCGGTCTGGACCATGCAGTACATTGGTGGAGCGTACATCTTCAAGTTCGCTAAGCTGTTCGACTCCTTCGGCATTCCTCAGAGGAACTGTGCTGTCGAGTTCCTGCCCGGCCAGCACATGTGCTTTACCGGGGACGATCTGATCATCCATAATGGGCAGCAGAGCGTGTCCATCGCAGAGGGGAGGATTCGCTCCTTCCTGAAGAACATGACCCACCAGCAGGCCCTGGCCTCCTTCCTGGTCGTGAACCAGCAGGAGACGGAAGTCTGGCTTTGCATGAGCACAGGGGATGGGTCAACTCGCCTGGTCAACAAGGCCATCATCTACAACTGGATGGTGAAGTCGATCGGTATGAGGGACTTGACCTCTGTCGCATCCATTGACTCCGGGCGGGTTACAGGCACCCTTCCGACCTGGGGAACGATCACCTTTACCTGGGAGAGTGAGAGTCGGACCTGGGGGGAGATCGGTCAGTCGGACGCTATAGCGAAGCTCCTCGGCCTGCGCGGCACGTCAGTCTATCAGTTCGACTGCAACAATTTCAGGGAGAATTCTACCCTGGTCGAGCGGATAGGCATCGGCATTCCCTTCCGGGCGAACACTCCTCCTGACACGACGACGATGAAGTTCCTGTCCCGCCTTTGGCTCAGGGTCATCGGGCAGGCTGGGACTGCACTCAGCGTTACGCTCGGCAGCCAAGCCGAACCGGATCAAGGTATTGTCTGGAAGACTGCGAAACAGTACATTATCGGTTCCACGAAGAAGTTGGACTTTACGCTGAGCGGCCGCCTGTTCGCCATTCGGATTGAGTCAGCGAACGGGTCTCCCTGGATTCTCCTGGGAATTGATGCTGAGGTTGAGAAGGCTGGGGATAACTGATGGCGAATGAACTACTCCCGCCCACAGTCGACCTGGACTTCCTCCGGGCCCTGCAGGAACGCTTGCAGACCCTGGAGAATGACCTGGAACAGATCAGGGACGGTCGCGCATTCCCTGTTCGTGGAGTCGCTCCAGCCAAGCCTGTGAACGGGATGCTTGTTCAGGCAGACGGTGTCGGCTGGAATCCTGGAGCTGGTGCAGGTTACTATGAGAGGAAAGGTGGAGCATGGGTCAAACTGTAAAATTGATGGGGAAAGAAATTCCGGAATTCTTCGCCCCATTTGACATCAAGTCATACACTGGGGAGTCTGTCGATGAGATCTGGCCGTTCGTCTCTCCGCTCCTCGACAAGGCGGTCACCGTCTCCCGCAAGGAGCTCAGCCTCGACTATATCAAGGGCTCCCTGCTAACCGAGCACATGCAACTCTGGATTGCCACCGAGAACGGGGAACTGATCGGCACGATGGTGACTGAACTTATCCAGCATGTGGGGAAAAAGGTCTGCAATGTTGTAGCGCTGGACGGCTTTGGCATCGTGAACATCTGGCATCGCGGGGCAAGGTACCTCCTCGCATGGCTGCTCGCGAATGAAGTGGATGAACTCGAGGCAACCTGCCGGAACACTGTCGCAGACATGCTTCGCTCCATCGGCTTCGAGTCGACTGCCAATGTCATGACCTTCTTTATCAAGGAGCAAAAAGTATGAGTGGTGGAGGTAGTGGAGGTGGAAGTTCGACTACGACTCAGCAGAACTACTCGCCTGAGGAGGCTGCTCGCCGGGCTCAGGTCATGGGCGAGGCCGAGCGTATCTACAACCAGACGGCCCCTTCGATGTCGTCTGCGAGTTATCCAGGAGAGCAGCCGGTCCCGTTCTCCGCTCCGTCGGTAGCGGCGCAGAACCTCGGCGTCTATCAGGCGGGCCAGCAGCAGATCGGGGCACACCTGGCGAACCAGGCCATGGAATACGGCTTGACCGGCGCCATGGACGTGCAGAATAATCCGTACCTGCAGTCCGCGATCACGGCGGCCCTTCGCCCGACCACGCAGCAGTACGTGGATCCAGGCGGGGTGCTGTCCAGCATCCGGACGAACGCGACGGACTCTGGGCAATTTGGTGGAGTCCGCCAGGGGGTAGCAGAAGGCATTGCGGCTGGGAGGTACACGCAGAATGCGATGGACATGGCAGGGAAGATGGCGTCGTCAGCTTACGACAAAGGTCAGGACACATTCGCTCGGACTCTTGCTCTGGCTCCTCAGACGATGGCCATGAACAACCTGCCTGTCTCCACCCTGTCCGGCGTCGGGGCGCAGCAGGAAGGTGTGGCGCAGGAGGAAGCGGCCTACCTCGCGAACCAGAACATGTGGAACCTGAACGCGCCGTGGGCACCATTGCAGAACTACGCCAACATCGTCTATGGTGGGGCGAGTCCGAGCACGACTTCGACTTCGAGCGGGGAGGCGGTGAAGAAGAATCGAGCGATGGGAGCGCTTGGCGGGGCAGCATCTGGAGCGGCGATCGGCTCCGCTGTCCCTGGCATCGGCACTGCTGTCGGCGCCGTAGCCGGCGGACTTCTCGGTGCTATCGCATAAGGAACTCAAAATGGACTACGCAAACATGCTGGGACTCAGTCCCGCTTTCGGCCTAGGAGGTCAAGTTGAAACAGATGTCGCCATGCAAAACGCCGTCTCAGCCCCGGACACCCCCCAAGCAGCTTCCGGCAAAGCCCCGTCCTTCACGAATGAACAGCTAGCCACGCTGTCGAAGATGGGGCTCGGTGGGCAGAGTCCCCTCTACCCGGCTCCTGGTGCTCCTTCTGCCCGGGCTCCACAGATCGGAGCACTGACCCAACTGCCCACTCCTGCTCCCATCGCACGCAAGAGGCAGGGCCTCGGCGAACTCATCTACGGGAAATAACATGCTCGACTATGCACAACTTCTGGGAATGAATGGTGGGAATGCGCAGGCAGCGACCCTCATGCAGGGCGCTCTGCAGCCTGGGGCGAGCATGCTGAACTCCGCTGGACCTACGCCTGTGGGACAGAACCCGATGACCGGCGGACCGAGTCGGTTCTCCATGGGAACGGCCATCGGACAGGCTGGGCAACCTGGGACCCTTATGGGACAGGCTCAGCAGCAGATCGCAGCGGCTCCTCCGAGGCCGGCTCCGATCGCGCCAATGCCTGTGCAGGCGCGCCCTGAGCCCGCTCAGCAGAATAACGGCATGATCGTCGGGTATCAGCCTGGGGCGCTCAAGCCTGCGAGCGAGTTCTACCCAGGGAATCCTGCGTATCCTGCCATGAAGACTGAGCCATTCATCGACGCGAATGGCCTGTACGTTGATCCGAAGGCGCCTGGAATGGCCTACGCTGATCCCGCTTCGTATGGGGGTCTGTTCGTCGATCCGATGGGGAAGGTCTATGCGTATAACCAGGCGACCCAGAACATGGCACCATGGAACGGCGGGAAGGGTGTGTCCTATGGTTTGAATGAAGGTGGAGGGGCGGGATAATGTCGGACTTCAATGAAATCATCAACGGGAGACCTGGTGGGATTAAGCTCCCTATCCAGATTCCGGAAGGAGTCCTTCCTCCGCAGGCAGAGGTCCCGCAGGAGGCTCCTCCAGTCATGGCTCCCCAGGCCGCACAGCCTCAAGCCGCTCCTCCGCAAGCTCCTCCCGAGCAGGAGTCCCTGGGCCTGTTCGAGCGTCTCCGTTCAGACCCAGTTCTGTCCCAGGCTGCTCTCATGGCAGGCATCCGACTGGCCCAGGGTCCTCGTCCAGGGCAGACCGCCCTCGGCCTCGTCGGCGATGCTATGATGGTCGGGAAGACCGCTCACGACATGCTGCAAGGGAACATCGTACAGGACCAGCGGGCGGGCGAGGCGCATCAGGCGAATATGGCCCGAAGTGCTGCGCAGACGGAAGGGCAGCAACTCCAGAACGACGAGACGAAGCAGGTCATGCCGAGTCGGGTCAAGGCTCTTCGACTCAAGGCGGAAGCCCTTGAGCGTGCTGGAGATATCGAAAAGGCCTCGCAAGTGTACGAGCAGGCGAAAGCTGAGTTCAAGTCCTTCCTGGCCAAGACGGATAACACAGGAATGGTGGAACGCGCTGCGATGGACGAGATCCTGATGCCGAGTCTCGAGAAGCGGGCGAAGATCAACTACATGAACCAGCAAGCAGGGGCGAGTGCGGCGTCGGCGGATGCTTCGTCTTCCAGGGCCGGCCTGTACAACGCACAGGCAAGCGGGCAGGTTCCCGCTGGCGGGAACGGGAAAGGTGGAGCTGCGTCGGCCCAGATTGCTGCAGCTGAATACCTTGGCGAGACCCTGAGACAGCAAGGAAAGTCGGAGGAGGAAATCGCTGCAGCGAAGATTCGGCACCTGACCGAGTCCAAGCGTAAGGGGAATTACGCTGAATTCCTGCAATGGGTCGGGGCGAGTGGGGTTGACATCTCTACCCCGGCGAAGGAATCGGAGGCCATCGCTGCTTATCAGGCCAGTCGTGCCCGGATGGAAGGTGGGGAGGCTCCTGTTGCAGCACCGAAGGCGGCTCCTGGTGGGAAAGCACCTTCTCCTTCCGAACCACGCGCTGCAGCAGAGGCCCGGCTCAAAGCTACGCCAGGAGCTGAAGGCTACACGCTCGGTCGCTTGACTCCGCAAGGTTGGGAGGTCAGGGACGGTAAAGGCAAACTTATCGGATACGGACAGTAATCATGGAACCGAGCACTCCCTTTAAGATCACCCCACTCTCGGATGCTGGAGTGGCTCAACCGTTCAAGATTCTTTCTGTCGCTGATGCGTCTCTGCCGCAAGACGATCCCATGCTGTATACGGACCCGCAGAAGGCCCTGTCCAATGCTGCGGAAGGTGGGCCGTCGATCACTCCTGCGACCCCTGTCAAGCTCATGGCCGTCGGTGCAGCGAAAGCTGTCAACGAGGCGGAACTCTGGCTACGGGAGCGTCCTGACCCTGACACTTACAGCCGAATCTCCGGCCCGCCTCCTGGAGGATACCCGTCCATTTCCGCAGGCGACCCACAGGCTCAGATGCGCATTTCGGAGCTGAAGGGCAACTACCGCATGGCCGGGCAGGTGATCGGAGAAGCCCAGCAGGACGACTCCTACCCCGCGAAGTTGGTTGGTAATGCCCTGGTCAGCGCTCCGTCCTCCATCGCGGGGACCATTCCGTTCCTGCTGAACGCTCCGACTGGAGTAGCGATGGCGGGAAGCCTACTCTGGAACTACGTGAACGAGGCGAGCAGCGATTACGCGAATCGGACGCTGGTCCTGGGTCAGGAGCGGAATGCCGCTTATGCGGACGCTACCCGGCACGGACTCGTAGCGACAGGCCTGGAAGCCGGACCGATGGCTGCCCTGGGCGGACTAGCGAAGGGGACCATGACGCTGAAGAACGCGGCTCCTCGGTTCCTCGCAGGTGAGGCCGGACAGGAAGGCGCCACGCAGCTCTACGACGACCTGAGTACGAACGCGTCCGGGCTGACGAACCTGTCTCCTGGGAAGATCGCCCAGAACTCCGCGGAGGCTGCAGCGACCGGCCTTCTCATGGCTCCGCTCGTCGGCGGTCCTGTCGTGCTGAAGAACCTTGAGAACCAGCGTCAGGCGAAGAACGAGCTGCAGGGGGTGCTGACTGATCTGGCGAAGCGGAAGGCGGAGGCGGAAGCTGCCCTGCAGGAAGTCGGCCTTTCCTCTACGGTCCCTCCTGGACAGACCCGCCCGGCAGCCGCCCCGCTCACGCCGATGACGCCTGAAGAGGAAGCGCAGACTACCATCGAGGAACGGCAACGGAAGGCCCCGGACGCCTTTCCGAAGACCCCTGGCGGTCTCGCTTTCGGGCAGTCTCTGGATCAAGTTGCGAACGTGGAGATCACTGGCGATACGCCTGACGAAGGGCAGGTCTCGCAGACCGTCCAGGACAACCGGGCCTACCGCCGGTCCATCTTTGCTCCATCTGGGTCGCCCACCTCCCAGCACACGATCATCGCCAGTACGGACGAGCGGGTCGTGGGCCTGACGCCTGAGCATATCGGCGTCCCAGGTGAAGGCTCCATCATCGTGATCCGGGAGGATGGGCAGGAGGCTGTCTTCCCAGACGAACCGTACCAGATGCTCATGAAGGATATGAAGTCCTGGATGCGGAAGTACGCTCCACGTGCGAGGCTTGTGCTCAACCTGGCCCAATTCGCGGAGGAGTATGCAGGCTCCGTCTACGGCGCATATCAGCCTGCCTCCTACACAGACGAGAACGGGCAGGACCTTTCCTACCACGTCATCACGCCGAGGGAAATCCCTGGGTTCAAGTATCAAGGCGGTGACTCGAAGACCGCTACCGCACTGATCACAGCCATGACCCACGAGTTCGGGCACATGCTGGTCTACGAAGGATTCCATGATGGGCTGAGGCAAATCTTCGGAGAAGGTGGCAGGTCGGATCAGGTCATGAAGGAGATTCGGTCCGGCTCTGTCAGTCCGGAGACCCTGGCCGAACTCGCTCAGAACACCCCGAAGGAAGCTGCCCTGGTCGCCGCATGGCAGGCTGCCCGCACTCGTCTGCTCGACGGGACCATGACCGCTGAGGAGTACATGGAGACCTGGGCCGGGGCGAGGAAGGTCTCCACGGCAGTCGATGCGGAGAACGACTCCTCGAGGAGCCTGTACGCCTGGAGGGATGAACGGATTCAGGGGTATAAGTTGCCAAGGGAAGGCCTGTCCGCACTGGAACTCCTCGCCGGGAAGCGCAGGGCGCAGATCAACCCGAAGGACCTTGCCCACCTGCAGTCCCTCGCCAGCTTCGACGAGTACATGGCGGAGCAGTTCTCCCGTCACGCCTACACGTCCGGGGCTGTGCTGAAGTCCAAGTTCGGTGCCTACTTCGCTAACACGATGGCGAAGCTGAAGGCCCTGTTCAAGGACCTCAAGACCCAGAAGGGAGCGGACGGGAAGAGCATGATCGCTCCTGGGACTGAGTTCAAGGAATGGATCGATTCCCTGTCCGCTCGGGCGAAGTTGCAGCAGAAGGGGACTACGCGCGGGAGGATGAACCTGCCGAAGGAACTGCTGAACGCGCAGAAGGCTGTCCGGGATGAGGTCTATGATCGGCGTGGGAGGCGGGTTAAGGTCAAGCAGAAGGCCTCCGTTCAGTCAGCGGCGGAGGAAGCGCAGGCGGAGGAACCCGCTGCCTTCGTAGAGGAGACCTCCGAGGAACAGCTCGCCCGGATTAACGAGGAGGAACAGCTCGCTCCCGAGATCACGGAGAACGCACAGGATCTGAAGGCGCAGTACCTGGAACGGCTCAACCTTGTGTTCCAGCAGCTCGAAGCCCCGTCGAAGTGGCAACTGGAGCATCACCGCAAGCTAATGGCCCTGGTCGCTGCCGGTCAATTCGCCGAGGCCGAAGCCTACCTGATCAAGCGGGAAGACGACTTCATGCATTGGGACAGAGACTATACGTCGAAGACCCTGGAGCGCCTCGGCCCGAAGGAGAAGGTGAAAAAGGCCACCTTCGAGTTGACCATGAAGCAGCGTGATATCCCACAGGTCGAGCGGACTTTCTGGCAGAACTTCCTGGCTGAGCGGGGGAACGTGATCTCGCTGGAAGATGCTACCTGGGCCTTGCAGGAAGGCGTCATGCCCCTGCGCTTCACCAGCGTGCGGCAGGACTACTACCATACGTCTGAGCAGGTACTGGGTTATGATGGGCTTGATCCCAGTTCCCCATCCAGGGGAAAGATCATGGGTTCTCGCGACGTGACGCATGTCTGGCTTGGGGAGACTCCTATCGGCTCGTCGCATCACAAGGACATTAATCTACCTGGCTATGTCATGCACATCAGGATCCTCGATTCCAGGGATGGCGTCCGGTACGTGATCGAACTGCAGTCGGACGTGTATCAGAAGCCGAAGGCGGAGCAAGATGAGGATAGGGTCTGGGCCGGGTATGAGCCTGATAGGAATCCCCTGACCGTCCGTGAACAGGACTACATGCAGAAGAACTGGTGGAAGCGAGCGATCCGTGAGGAGGTCCGCCTGGCCTTCGAACTCGGACTGAGAAAGATGCGCTTTCGGACCGCGGAGACTACTGCGAAGCTGGAAGGGTGGAATCAGTACACCTTCCACGAAGAGCTAAAGGGCGTGCAGGTCCTGGATGAGGACGGGAATCTGACTGATAAGAAGTTCACCGGGGAAGCCGTCTTCGACACATCTTCAAAGAGCCGGACTCCTCAGATCGACGCGCTGGTTATGAACCCGGAGGGGGAAGTGATCTTCCGGACCTTCTACGCTGGAGAAGCGCAGTACGATTTCCTGAATGATCAGCTGCAGGAGGCCCCCGACAAGAAGACCTACGGCCCGAACCAGGGTATCTTCAACCGCTACGCTGGTCCCATGACCGTCTTCCTCCAGCAGAACTTCGGCGCCCAGGTCGTCACACATCGTGGCCTGACATGGCTGGAAATCGATGTTACTGAAAATGGGGAGCATAATGTCTACTGGGACAGGGAGAACCCGACCGCTCCGATGATCGCTGGCGCGGCCCTAACGGACCATGCTGGCCTGACACAGGAGGACTCACGCGTCCCTGAGCGGGTCGAATCTGCACAGGAACAGTGGCGGCTCCGCAGGTTCGAGAGCCCTTACTTCCAGCGGTTCTTTGCTGGTTCGAAGGTGACAGGGAACGATGGGCAGCCAGTCAGGGTCTGGAGGAGCAGAGGCGATATGGTCCTGGATATTCCCGGCGGACAGGGTCTGGTCTTCCACACGAATATTGCCAACCTGGTCGATAAGGTCCAGGAGGTCGATCGCAAGGCGAAGCAGCCTATCCAGCAAAGCTTCTTCCTCAGCCTGAAGAACCCAGCCGACATCGACATGAGCTTTGAATTGCTGAACGGCGGGACTGTCGGAACGTTGCTGGAAGAGGCACTCGCAGCCGGGCATGACGGCCTGATCCTGCGGAATGTGCAGTCCCCGTTCGAGGGCACTGTCTACGTCACTTCGGCCGTGGAGCAGGTAGCGCAGGAGAGCGAGCCTCCAACCCTGGACGAGGTCGATTCGTTGTACTGGGATGCAGACAGCGATACGCAGCAGACTACCCGTGGCATGGCGAAGGTGCTGAAGTTCATGGGGAAAGGCCAGCTCCACGCCATGAACGCCCGCTCCCGCGTCGTCGACTATATGATTCAGCTGCAACAGGTTGCTGCGAGTCAGCCAGGGGACCCTGCCCTGACCTCCTTCATGTTCGTGAAGTGGGCAGCGGACCGCCTGAAGAACCAGATGCAGTATAGCGCGAACGAGGTGACGAAGTCCCTCCTGTCCGGCTTCGGCACGTCAAGAGGGCATGTGCAGGACCTGCATCGCGTGCTGCAGACGGAACTGTCATCTGGCTCGCTGCAGGGGGAACTCGTCGGCCTGGACGAACAGGGGAACGTGATCTGGGGAGGGACTGCTCCGACGGATCGGGCCCTGGTCCATCAGGTCAGGGAATGGCGGGTGCAGGATTCGCTGCAGCTTCGCCAGTTCATGAATGACCAGGGGATCGACGTGACTTCGAAGCACGGGGCGCAGGTCCTCCAGCATTACCTGGACGTGCGGAATGTTATCCAGCTGCAATTCACCGGCTTGGCGAACGCGCTAGTCTCGAACGCTATGCGGAGGTTTGCTAATTCACCCACGCTTCTCCGAAGGGAACTGCTCGCGATAGAGGATCTGCACAGGGACCTTCGCACGGCCCCCTTCGTCCCGCAAGGTCACTTCGGCAAGTACGTCCTGATCGTGAAGGAGGATCAGGGACCTGTCGGTCGCGGGCAGAGGCGCTTCGTTCCTGTCTTTCGGAAGCACTACGAAACGGAGGCGGATTTCCAGCAGGCCTACCAGAAGGCGCAGAAGCTCTTCGGGGGGAATCCGGATGTGCAGGTGACCAGCCGCGTCATTGATGAGACTATCGGTATCCCGATCCAACTTCCCCGGGAGTTGATCAGCACGCTGGACGAATCGGGAGAATTCACATCGGATCAGCTGGAACTCCTGAACGAGATGATGGTCTCGCCCAGGGTACAGAAGATCGGTCAGCGCTACGCGAAGGCTATGCAGCAGATCGACGGAGCGAGTGACGACTTCACGCGGACCTTCGCGGCGTTCACCTGGCACAACTCAAACTACATCTGGAAGATGCAGTACGGTCCAGCCATGCGGTCAGCTGCCGGGCAAGCTCGCACGACGATCCGAGAGACGGAACTGTCCGAGACGCTGAACCCGGAGGAGAAGCTGGCCATCGTCACGAGGCAGAGGCGGAATCTGGCCCTGATGGAGAAGGCAGCGAACTACATGCTGCACCCGGAGAATGAGCTGCAGGCCCTGAAGTATTGGGCCACGATGGCGTACCTGGCCTATGGCATCTCGACGGCAGCTTTTAATCTGTCCACGCAGATCAACTATTGGGCGGCCATTACGACTGAATTCGGGGAGATTCAGGGGGCGAAGTTCTACGCGCAAAGTCTGAAGGATGCTGCGACGATTCCCTGGTGGGAGAACCTTGTTAAGAACGGGACGCCGGAGGAGCAGGTCAGGATTCGGACCCTGCGCTGGGCGTATGAGCAGGCGGTGAATGATGGCCTGCTGGATCAGAGCTACGCGTATTACCTGGCAGGTCAGGCGAACTCAGGTGGGCCGCTCTCCGCGACGGCGACGACTCCGGTCAGGGCCATTGGCCACGCTGCGCTGGAAGTTGGCATGATGCCCTTCCGAGTGATCGAGAGAGGGAACAGGCTGACCACGTTCCTTGGGTACTTCTCAGCGGAGAAGGCCGCCGGGGCGTTGGACCTGGTCGCGTACCAGCGTGCCTCGGAGAAAGTGGACCTGCTGCAGAACGCGTACGATGCAGGGAACAGACCGCAGCTCCTCCGTGGGAAGAAGTCCATTCTGCTCATGTTCGCCTCCTACACGCAGTTCAGCCAGTGGACCATGTGGGGAGGGTATGAGCGGACCGCTCGTGCTCAACAGCGGGCGATCGGCAGGACCCCACGTGCTGCAGCCTTCGGGACGACTGCGAAGATGTGGCTGATCTACGGGCTGCTCGGTGGGCTGATGGGCCTGCCAGGAGCTGACAACCTGCTCCAGTTCGTGAAGTGGGCTTGGCGGAAGTTCTTCGGGACGGCTAATATGGAGCTGGAGCTGAGGAAATTCCTGCTGAGTATGAACCTGGACGCGAACACTGTCATGCATGGGATGCTGCATTCCCTCGGTGGATTCGACTCGTCTGGAAAGTTTGGCCTGGGCCGCGTGATTCCAGGCGTGGACTTGCTGAATCGGGAGTACCAGGACCCGTTCACAGGAGTCGGACAGGCGACCCTGTCAAGCGCAGGCCCGGCTGGTGGGCTCGTCGCGGATGCCCTGCGCATGATGGGCAAGTTCGGCCAAGGGCAGGTCGCGGAAGGCTTCAAGGAATTCCCAGGCGCTATCGGCTCTATCACGAAGGGGGTTGATGCGTACCTACAACAGCAGGCCAGACCGACCTATGGTGTGACACTGTCCACGGGGGAAAGGCTGACCTACGACAAGGAGCGTGGAGAGTTCAGGGACCTCACAGGCAGGGAGCTTATTGGGATGTCCCTGGGATTCAACCCACAGATCCTATCAGAGAACCGGGCAGAGCACTTCACGCTGAAGGGTGAGGAGGCGTACTGGCGGAATCGGAGAGCTGACCTGATGGACAAGTGGGCGCGGGCCAGGCGGATCGGAGACACGGAGATGGAGACGAAGTACCTGGACGAGATCACTAACTACAATGACAGCATCCCCTTCCCCTCAATGCGGATTACAGGGAAGGATCGGGTACTCAGCCTGCGGGAACGGGCGAAGCACGCAAGGCAAGCCGAGGCCTTCGGGACGAGTCAGAAGTCGACTCGTCCACTGGCGGAAGACGTACGGTCTGCCTTCCGCCCAGCTCCTCCATCCGAGTGAATTAAGTGACGAGGGAGATGACGAAGATCTCTCCCTCGCTCGCTGCTAGCTTGACGTAACCTGCCTCGGTGGAGGACTGGATGATGTCCAGGAATTCCTGCCATGTGAGGCGACGGGCGAACTCCCGGTACAGTTCCTTCCTAGCGACCTTCTTCCGAATGGCAACGACTTCCAGGATGTCTGTCATAGCCTGCTTCACGACGGACTGACCGACCTTCAGGAAGACCCGAGGCATCTCCTGCTCGAGAGAGTCGACCATCTGGATCGCTATATCGAGGTGCTCCTTCGTTATGATGAGCTTGTCGGAGCGGGAAGCTGCGACGATCATGGCCAGCTTGTGAATGTGGGTCTGCTTCCTGGCGATATACCCGCCGAATTGCTCAGGCGGAAGGGACTTGCTCTGTGGCTTGGTCCAGTGATCCTCGTACCAGATGCAGCCGAAGTCATGAGCTTCCTGGGTCAGCTCGTACTCCCCGACCATAGTGGAGATGACCTCCAGATCATGGATGAGGTCGGCCCGGCGCTTGTCGTAGTCGATGGGGATATGGTCGGCTGGGTAGGCGTGCAGGACCCGCTTCTTCGCTCCGTACACGAAGATGCAGCGGGACGTAAAGCCTCCCCCGATCATGTACTCAGGGAAGTTGCCTGAAATCCAGGACGGTGTCGTGCAGGCGATCACGTTGATCCAGGGATTCTCGATCGAGTCCGATCCGGAGAACTTCGTGGCCTTGTCGAAGGAGCCGACCTGCCCGTCCCAGAGATCGACCAGGACATCGACCATGTCCCTGTTCGTCGGGTCGAGGAAGGTGCCGAATTCTGAGGAGGATATGGTAACGCAGGACATGGGAAGGTAGAGTTCCTTCTCCGCCCAGTAAACGAGCTCCTTCGCTGCGGCCATGTCAGTGACTAGCTTTTGCCACGTGACCACGTTAGGGCCGAAGGTGATGCCTGGGATTTCCTTGAGCAGGTTCATGCCGATGGAGGCTGAAGTCGACTTGGCGATGATGCCAGGAGGTGCGACCAGGATGATGTAGCAGTTAGGCGTCCAATGGAAATTCTTCTGGTCGATCCAGACCCGGCGTCGGAGGGCCCCTGCGATAGTGCTGACGCCGGTCCAGAAGTAGAACTTGAGAGGAGCTTCCCCGATTGAAGCGTACTCGATGAAACTCTTCAACCAGTCGTTAAGCTTCCTTGTTGTCATTGCTATCCCTTAAGATACGTTGAACTGTGGATTGGCTGATGTGGAACAGCTCGCCAATGGCCCTTTGCGTGTAGCCTTCCTGAACCATCTGAAGAATGTCGCTTACTGGATAGCGGGAAAGGCGACGGCTTGTGATCCACTTGATGTTCCCGACACGGAAGGGGAAGCTCGGGTCGATGCGAGAGGGAATGGTCCCAGGCTTGTACAAGGGGATGTTGTCCTTGAGGAAGGTCTGGTAGTTCTCCCACTCTGGGGAAAGCTGCATGTTGCGGCTGAGCTTTCTCCAGAAGTCGTACAGGGGGCGGTATTTCATGGGGCGAAGAATTCCCTCATTAATGTCCCGATTAATCGTCCCAGGCTTCCGCCTTGCAGTCCCCCCAACTAACCTTCGAAGTCTTGAGGGAGGTTGGGATGATCAGCGGATCGTCATATGGGACGGGGATTTCTAGGGCCTTCTTGATCAGCGGCTTCATCTCAGGCCACAGGGGGATAGGGCATTGCCCTGTAAGAGAGTCGTGGACCTGGAGCAGGTTCTCGACCTCGGGGTAGTTCTCGGTCAGGTTGCAGTAGCCGTAGTTGATGATTAGGGCGACACTGGATTGGGGGATCCAGGCTAGGGCCTCTCCAAGAGTCTTCGTTGTGATCCTACCGAAGAAGGTTCGTGTGAAGCCGAATTTGTTGCTGACTGTCCGAGTGGTGAGGAGTTCGTTCCAGATGCGCTCATGCCACTTCTTGATCCCTGGGTGGAGGCGGAACCAGCGAGCCTGGAAGGCTTCCGCGGCAGGGATGGAGATATTGAGGGCTGTGGCGCACGTCTTCGCCTGTCCGTTGTAGTTGGTCAGGTGCACGCCCGCCTTCGCTCGGGAGTAGAAAGGGTCCCGCTTCCCGTCAGGTCCCGCGAGGTCTCCGAAGATATCCTTCGAGTTGATGCAGTGAATCTTCGGTCCTGTCCCGGCAGCGTAGTCCCGGAAGGCTTTCTTGAGTGATTCGTCATCTGCCTCCCAGGCGACGACCTGCGCGTCTGCCCCAGCCAGGTCCACGTCGAACATGATGTAGCCTGGGTCTGGGCGGAAGAAGCGCTTGACGTTCGGGAGGGCGATTCCAGTTATGAGGCTCATGGCTTGTCCTTAGTGGATGGGAGGCATTTCCAGGATGGGGCGAACATGCCTGCCCACTTCCAGCGCGTGTAGGCGAGGTGGACAGATTCCCCGGAGCTGAAGGCTGGGAAGGATCGACCGGACGCACAGAACCACATGCCGTTCTTGCGAGTCAGGTGGGGCTTTCTTTCTGCCTGGTACATCAGTCGTCCTCCGTTCCAGTTGACAAGTTCTGCAAATTCCCACCAGTCCCGAATGCGTCCTGGGACGAGGAGAAGCGATAAGTCTCCGTGCCGGCTACATTGTACGAGCAGCGCATCCGGCCATCCGAGGACAGGGGCATCATGCAGTAATTCTTCAGGAAGGAGGCAAGCTTCCTGTGCATGGCGATGAGTTCGATGAACGGCTTGAGGATCGGCTCGATCTTCATCAGGGCGGTCAGCGCATCGTCGCCCAGGGTAGGCCGACGAGTCTTCCTGTCGAGCTGTACGGGTAAGTCGAATTCCCCGTAGAACAGCTTGTGCATCTGCGGAGTGCTGCGGGTGTTGAGTGGCTCCCCGGCGATCTTGTTGATAAGTTCCTGGTACTCCGTGATAGCGGTCACGAGCTGCCCAGCGACGTGGGAGCGAAGGGTCGTGTCGATCCTGACCCCGCGTAGCATGGAGCGGAGGGCAGCCTGCCCGAATCGGTGCAGGTCGGCGGATTGCTTCTCCTTCCCGAAGTGGGCGAGAAGTTCCCGGATGCCCAGGGACGCCTCGTAGGTGATGACCACGTCCTTGCAGTTGTACCTCCAGTACTGAGGCATGTTCGCCGGCAGGCGGGCGTAGTCCTTGTTCTCGTCCTTCCAGTACCGATGCCAGTGGCAGAAGAGCGAGGACAGCATGGACAGGTCCTTGGACAGGCCAGGGAAGAGGGCATGGTAGCCCAGCATCGTGTCGAAGGCTAGGTTGGGCAGGTATCCGAGTTCCTTCGCGAAATGCTGGGCATCGTAGTTGAAGTTCTGTCCGATGACCCTGACGTTCGGGTGGGTGAGGAGTTCCTGCATACGGAGCTGGATGGTGAACTCTTCTTCCTCAGACCAGTAATGCCCGTTGATGTCCATGAAGGGGATGCAAATAGCCTCCCGGACGTTCTTGCCCAGGCCAACGCAGGACGTGTAGCGTGCGATGGTTTCGATGTCGCAGGAAATCCACAGCTCTTCCTGTTCCTCGGCTTCCCTCAGGCTCTCCTCCAGGTATCCCATGACCTGGGAGTAGGAAGGTGCGATCGTGAAGTCGTACCGCGGTTCCCTGTACAGGTGGGGCTGCTTTGCCACGCAGTTTGCCCGGAGGAGGTCCCTGATGCAATACTGTCGCTGGTCGTACTGCCGGGCTAGCGTGTATGGGTCGAAGGTCGGGATGACCGTGGTCTCGGGGAGGAAGGAGCACTGGAGGTGGGAGCCCCTCCAGGTGTGGATGCTCCCGAATTCTCCAGTCAAGGCCCACATGGCGTACGGACCGAGGACAACTACGACGGTCGGATTCAGCTTCAGGATTTCCTGGTGGAGGGCCCTTCTCGTCTGCATCATCTGCTCATTGCAGTACAGCCCGTCCACGACATGGTGCAGCTTGTGCTCCGCGGCCTTTGTCTTCACGTCGGTAGCGTATCGCTCGAAGTTGTCTCCCAGGATCCGGTACTTGAACAGGGAGGTGAAGTAGCAGGCGGACTTGAACATGCCAGCCTGCTGCATCATCTGGAAGAAGGAGTCGCCGTGGGCGCCGCTCAGGATACGGCTTGCCCAGATGTCGTTCGCGCATGGGGCGTCGAGAACGATAGCGATCTTTGCGTCCCTTGGTCCGAAGGGGACGACGCTTCCACATGGGGCGCTCATTCGCTGAGCATCCCGAGGATGTTGGAGATACTGGCTTCCTCGACCGGGGACAGGTCCACTACGTCTTCAGTTTCACCTTGACGCGACACTGCCATGTGATAGCAGGCTTCGTTATCGTCGCAGCCCGTCGCCCGGAGGGAGAGATTGTTGGCTGCTGGAAAGACAGTGCCAGATCCCATGAAAGGGTCAATGATGAGGTCGCCTGGGTTGCAGGAGCGGGAGAGCAGGTCGGCGTAAAGGGAGACCGGTTTTTGCGCGGCATGCATTTTTCCTTGGCGAACAGCGGCATGGTCGAGGACGTCGTCCTTCACGAACTTGACAGGGAGCTTTCCCTTCCTGGCGTAGAGGATTGCTTCGTAGGTCCGACGTGGGCCGAATTCCGGAGAGGGAAGCATCCCGTTCCGCTTGTACCAAATGAGCGGGGTGGCCCAGACGTTCCAGCCTTCAAGCTGGAAGAGGAGCCTGAAAGCCTCGAAGTTGGTGATGTCCAGGAACATGTAGCAGTGCGCGTCAGGCTTGGTGATGCGGAATCCCTGGCGGGCGATCAGCCTTGCGCAGTCAGTGGCGAAGGCCAGATCGTCCTTGTACTCGTGCTCGACGCCGGCCTGCTCGCCGAACTTGTCAGCATCGACTCCGTAGGGGGGGTCAGAGATGATGCAGTTAAACACACCCTCGGGCAGGGTTGGCAGGAAGAGGAAGGCGCTCCCGTGGTGGACGGTGTGCTCGGAAGCCTTGGCGTCGTAGGTCTCAGCCAGGACCTTGCGATGCTCAGCCTCGGCCTTCTTTTTTATAACCTTGAAGGCGTCCTTGATGGAGACAGCTTTCTGGACATCAGGGTCGTCGAGGTACTTGGCGACGAGGATGCTCTCGGAGACGGCAGTTACCATGCTGCCTTCCACCTTACGGCCAGCGAGCTCAGACGCGATATCGCCAAGGGTGACGGTCTCGCCTGTGGTCAAGGCCTGGGACTTCCGGAGGTCGGCAAGGTCCGCGATTGCCCGGGAGCGTTCCTGCCAGGTGAGGTCCACGCGGAGGACGTTCTCCTCCAGCTCCGCTTCCCGCAGGTCGTACTCGTCCAGGTCGCCTAGGTGTGTGATGGGAATCTGGCCGGGCGAGACGACTTGGTTATTGTGCATGAAACTGACTCCGGAATCGGAGAGGTAGCTGATCGCTTTCAGCCGACGTTCCCCCGCCACGAGGAGGTACTCCTTCACCCCGATCTGGCGGACCAGGATCGGGTGGAACAGTCCCTTGGTCAGGATCGAGTTGGCGAGGTCCTTCTGCTCCTTCTCAGGGAACAGGCGACGCTGGCGATTCTCCGCTATGATGATCTCGGAGAGTTGGATGATGGGCATGATTTGCTCCTTAAGTCGTAAAAAAGGCCAGGAGGTTAGTCCTGGCCTGTGTTGCGTGGAGGGAAGATCAGGAAGCGGTCACGCCGGTGACGTCAGCCTGGATGGTCTTGCCATCGCGCTTGTCGACCGAGTGCGAGACCTTGACCTTGGCCATCTGGTTCACAAGCATGCCCGGCGCCCAGGGCTGACCCTTGCGGTTCTGGGACACGGCCTCGCGAAGCTGCCCGAGTTGAACGTTCTTGTTCTTCCCTTCAGCCAGGAAGCCGTTGTCGTCGAGGTCAAGCCAGATCGACTGACGGACCATCGGCTCGGCCATGTCGAGTTCGGTCTTGACTTCCTCGTCGAGGACGATCCAGTAGACATCCAGGACTCCGCGGCCGTCCTGCAGGACACGGGGCTTGATCGACTTGATCATGGCGTTCCACTCGCCGACGGGAACGGGGACTGCAGCGGTTTCGAAGGAGTTGGTGGTTTCGGTGTAGAGGAAGGCTTCGGGATTGAAGGAAGACATGGTGAGGCTCCTTGGTAGGTGGGTAGGTAAGTCGCGGTGTAGTTAAGGCCTACGCGCGTAACGCCGATGTGGTACTTTGTCGGAAATGATTCAGCTTGTCAACGGCTGGTTTTTCGTCCGAACGGGTCAGATTTCACTCTTGCGCAGGTGTTCGATCTCACCTTACTGACGGCGTTCTTCCTGGCAATCTTGCGACCCAAGTCGGCGTCGAAGTTTTCCGGAGAAGTGCAGGCTGACTCTCCGGTGACGGTGAAGCCGTTGCGGAGGACGAGCACGCAGAACGTCAGCAGTCCAAGTGACGATTCGTAGCAGTATGGTACTGAGTTTTCACGTGCCTCCATCTCCCCGTAGATACCGTCAGACGCGGTAAAGTAGTACTCGCTGGCAATGCTCTCCTCGATGTCGTCCGGAGTAACGCGTGGACCACTCGGCTTGGCCGGCTCGCAGCATTCGGGCGAATACCCTTGCTCCACCTGTTCGAGATTTGAACAGATCAGCAATCCCGTGACGTCAGACCCAATGTCGCGGGCGTCGCGCATAGCCTTGGTCCATGGGTTGTACAGCCAAGCAACTTTTCCGTGGAACTCGCGATACTGTGCAGCTTGGCTCGGATACGGCATAGGGCATCCGGTCGCCTGGTCGTACCGCATGAGTTGCTGTTGAGATGTGTCTAGGTTCATGGTTTTTCCTTACAGGGTCGATTCGGCGGGTCTCCGTTGTCAATGCCATCGGCGGCAGCGATGATACGCTTCTTGAAACTTTGCTTTTCGCTCATGACTTCTGCCCGTCCTTCCACTTCTTCACGATTGGGGCGAAGGAGGGCTGGAGGTCGGACTTGATCGGGAGGTTCCGAGCCTTCAAGTCGATGTTCGAAGTGGCGGTAGACCAGGTGAACCGATCCACCTTCCTCTCCACATGGACGACGTCTGAGAAGT